CTCGTATCCGGAATGGTGGACCCAGTTGTGGTAGACCTGGATGGAAGCGCGTTCGACGCACATGTGAGCGTAGGTGCGCTGAAAGCTGAATGGAAAGTGTATAAGATTGCCGCGCACACGGCGGGTTGGGGAAAAGAAGTTATTTCAGAAATTGGCGCATTTGGTCAGGCCCAGTTGACCAATAAATGCAGCGCAAGGTGCAAAGATGGCACTGTGAGTTACAAAGTGAAAGGAAATCGCATGTCCGGCGACGCTAATACCGGCTGTGGGAACAGTATACTGCAAAGTGTATTCATTACCACCGCCATGGAGGAGCTGGACGTTCCTGAGTGCGATTGTCGAATGTTCGTGGACGGCGACGACGCTGTTCTTTTGGTGGAGAGGAGGCATGCATCCAAGCTCGCGAACTTGGATACAATCTTTGCTAACTTTTCCCAGGAGTTGAAAGTCGGAGCAGTCTTGGACATCAGTCCCGATCACATGGAGTCATTGGACTTCTGCCAGGCCAAACCGGTCTGTGTGGATGGACAGTGGCGCCTTATTCGTAACCCATATAAGGTGATCAACACGTATCAGAGGCAGTGTAAGTGGAGTCGTGAGTCAGAAATGATGAAAAGATTCTACGCAACAGTGTCTCCACCGGAAATGATACTCAATGCTGATGTGCCTATCCTTGACAAGTTCTTCAAGGTATGCCACACCGTGGGAGGCGGTACAAAACCTCTCGATAGCGTTGCACGCAACTTCTGGCGGCGGACAGTGGACGAGGTAGAACACCCTGGCCGCCGAGGAGTTGTCTCGAACAGCACACGTCAAAGTTTCGAGGCGGCCTTTGGAATAACTGTACAAGAGCAGTTGGAGGTGGAAGACTGCATGGAGCCCACTCGGGGTAATTTGAATTACATATGACGAAGAAGAAACCGCAAGCCAAAGGGGGCAAGGCTAAAACCCCTACACCAGGCCAACGCATGTTGGTCCCCCGCTCGATGAAGAGCCAAATCTCCGCGCTGGACGAGTGCGAGGCCATCTACCTCAAGGCCGTGCTCGATCCTTTCGACCCCTCACTGCGAGGCAGGGTCTGTTACCCCTCTTTTCCATCTCGGGATTCTGTCAAATACAACACAACTTGGGCAGGAACCGTAACAATTGGGACTAATGGGCTCGGCTTCCTGATGGTCGACCCCACTTACGCAAACGACGTCATTTCTGTTTGGTACACCGGAGGATCTTATGCTGGGACAACCTCCTCAGCTTTCTCCAAGAGTGATGCTGGTGTGTCAAACTCAACAATGTCGGGACCCTATGCAAGTGCTCTCTTCCAGAGCTTCAACTCGGCCGGATCTTCCAACGAGGCTCGGGTTGTCACTGGAGGAATTCGTACAAAGTACACTGGAACCGAGCTCAATAGAGGCGGCTTGAATGCGTATTTGCTGGACCAATCGCAGGACTCCTTGGTGAATAACACCACCCTGGGGGCTAGCTTTGGGCTAACTTACTCAAACAAGTTTCCAACGTTGGGCGACGAATGGCAACACTTCGTCATCCCTCCGTTCCATGAGGTCGATCTCGAGTACAATGGATCGACCAACCTTTTTCCTTGGAGCCAAAACCGCGGTACCACTGCCAACCCTTTCATCGGAGTTGTTTTCAATGGCACCGCTGGCAATACCTTCTGGGTTGAACTCATCTTCCACTGCGAAGTCGCTGGTGCGTCTGTGCAACTGGCAGCTGCCACCCCAAGTCACATCGGGAATCAACAGCTCATCCAGTCAGTCATGTCAGCGTCCGCTTCCGCCGTTTACCGGCCGGACAGTGAAAAGACGTCTTCGATCGGGATTTTGTCACGGCTTAGGAACATTGCTACGAACCCTCTTGTTAAAACTGCTGTCAATCTCGGCACAGCTTATCTGCAAATGCGTATGGGACGACCTCCTTCATCAGTGATGAGGGTAGCATCAACTCGCGGCGCTCAAGCGATTCAGTGGGTGGACTAGGCGAAGGCCTGGTGGGAGCAAGACTGCTGCTCCGTAAACAAATGTGCAGCAACCTCTAGAAAGAGAATAACATTCGTACGGTGGCTCCGGATAGCCAAGGGTATGGCGCGTGCTGTTCAACGCGCTGATGTCAGGATGAAGAGTGATGAGTTAAACTGTGGGCGAGTGATTTCGGATTTTGCAAGCAATTGCATGCTGAACAGTAAGTCTACGGAAGCCTGAACTTTGATAACTCGATGGCGAACTTTGGCAGAAGCTAGTCTAGAGTTGACATCTGTTCCACAACATAAAAGATGAG